GATTCAAAAAAATTAAGTGCGCGTAAAAGATTAATTTTGAAAGATAATATAGAAGAATCTGCCATTGATTTTACAGTGGCATCTATGAATAATCATGAGATTGATGAAATAAATATCTTAAATGCTTCCATTACATCTATGCATAAAGCTCTTGATAAACTAAATGTAGAACCAGAGTATATTTTAGTTGATGGTAATAAATTTAAATTATATTATAACGATAAGGGGGAACATATACCTCATCAATGTATTATAGGTGGTGATGCAAAATATAATTCAATTGCAGCAGCATCTATTTTGGCTAAGGTTTATCATGATCAACATATTGAAGAATTATGTGATAAATATCCAATTTTAGATGAATATTATGATTTATATAAAAATATGGGATATGGTACTAAAAAGCATTTAGATGGTATAGATCAATATGGTGTAACACAATTTCATAGAAAGAGTTATAAATCATCCTTTAATAAAAAGGAGATAAATATTTAGAGAATATCCATAATACTATCATTATTTTCTTCGACATCAATAATAGTTTTTGTGTTTATGATTGTGTTTGTATTTGTGTTTGTTTTTGTTTTTATTTTTGTTTTTGAAAATATTTCATCAGGTATTGGATCTTCTTTAGTAAATATACAAATTAAAAGACTAATTACACCTATAATTACACCAGTTATTAAGATATAAATATTATATAATGCACATCCTATAATAATAAATATAAAAGTTAATAGAATGGTTATATAAAATACGATATTTTTAATAGGTAAATACATTGTAATGTTTATTTAAGAATAAAGACATGTATGATTAAAATAAAATCAATTTTTATAAAATGATTTTTCTATCATAATTAGTTCTACATATAGGACAATTCATATTACCTTGATTTTTACATAACCATTTATCTATACATTTTTTGTGAAATGTATGAGAACATTTGTATAATGTTCTAATATATTGTTTGGGTTTATATTTATCAAAACAAATAATACAATTTTCATTAATAATTTCATCATTTTCTTTAACTTTATTATATTTTCCTAAATGACTTAATAATTCTTTCATTTTAGGTTTATGAGTCTTTAAAATAACAGTAAATTCATTGTCATTATCTACATTAGTCACATATGTGTTAAAAATAGAATTATTATACATATATTCAATTAAATTATACATATTTTTTTCATATTCATCCATAAAATCATCATTATTTTCTAATACATCATCAATTTCAGAGTTCATTTCTATGATTATTATATATATTTATATTTTGTTAATTACACGCTACTATATTTTTCCTTATATATAATATACTATATACTATGTACCAATTAAAAAATATAGTTATTTTATTTAGACATGGTGCCAGAGAACCTACAAATAATAAAGATCAAATACATCAATGTATATATCAAGATTGGAATCAAAAACGTGCGTATTTAACAGATATTGGAAAAAAACAAAGTGAAATTTTAGGTAAAACTTTAGCTAAATATTATAAAAAATATAATTTCAATCCTGAAAATGTTTATGCTGACAGTTCTAATAAAGAAAGAACTATTACCAGTAAAAACCACTTTCTTAAAGGTTGGGGAAATATCTATCCAAATACTGTTAACAAAATCAAAAATAAAGATATTAACACTTTTTTACGACCTTATAAATCTCTTAAAAATTATAAATGTTATAATAGAACAAAACCTCTAAATAGTTGTCAGACATATTATCAAAAATACAGTCGTAATTCAGATTATTGTGATTATTATAGCTCCAAGCGTGAGAAGGATTTTATAAATTCAGAGGTAAATAACAAATTAAGAGATAAATGTAATATAGATTATCACAACAATAGTTTTGATAAATTAATGTTTAAATTATATCAAAATCAATTAATAAATGGTGCATCAAATAATAATGATGTATTTTGGAATAAAAATCAATCTATTATAAATAATTATGCATATTTACATTTTAATAATAAATATAGAGATCCCCACATTAATTGTTTAACATCTGGAACAATTCCAGGAGATATTATTAATTGGCTCTCTAATCCTAAAAGTTCTGCATATTTACTTTTTGCACATGATACTCTATTAGCCAGTCTATTATCTTATTTAGGATTAAAAAATTGGACTATCCCAGGATTTAATTCATATTTAGGTTTTGAATTATGGGAGAATAAAACAGGACATAAAATAGTGAGATTATTTTATAACTCTGATCCATTTCATGGTACTGAATTGTTTGTTAGAACTGATAAATTATATTATTTTATCCTACCACCTGTTGGTAGTAAAATTGATTATAAAAATAAAAGTATAAAATATATGGAATGGTATAAATTTACAGAATTAATGAAGAGATGTTTAATTAGTGGGGAATATGTTCTATATGATGAGAATAATGCTAAAATCTTAATAAATAATAATTGTAAATTATATAAAGATATATAATTATATAAATTATAAAAACATGGAATTTCATATAAAAAATACAGTTATTTACTCTTTATCTTCTCATCAAGATACATTCAATAAAGTTGCAGCATTTGATTTAGATTCAACTATTATTACAACCAAAAGTGGTAAGACATTTCCTATTGATAAGGATGATTGGGTATTTTGGAATGACAACGTGAAAAATGTATTGTATGAATGTTACAATAATTGTTATAAAATAGTTGTCTTTACTAATCAACGATATTTATTAAATCCAACAAAAGGTAAAATTAATGAACAAGATTTCTTTGATAAAATCAGAAATATTCAGAAAGCATTAAATATAGATTTTGATATATTTATTTCAACTGCAGATGATAATTATAGGAAGCCAATGACAGGTATGTGGCAATTATTTTTAGAATTAACTAAAATAAAGGTAGATTATAAGCACTCTTTTTATTGTGGAGATGCAGCAGGTCGTGAAAAGGGATGGATGAAAGGCAAGAAGAAGGATTTCAGTGATGCAGATATTAACTTTGCACATAATATTGGTGTAAAGTTTGAAATACCAGAAAATATTTTTAAATTAGTTGGTGAAAAAGATGTTGAATATCAATCTAAAAGTATTTATCACACTGATTTAGATTTAGATAAATTACGTAAAAGTAAACACCACCTCAAGGTTGAACCATCTAAGAAACCGGAAATGATTATGGTAATAGGACGCCAGGGTAGTGGTAAAAGTGTATTTTCCAAAGAAATATTAGAATGTCCAACTTTTAACAATTATGAGTATATCAATCGAGATGTGTGTAAAACTCAAGCTTCCTGTTTGAAGAAAGTAAATATAGCAATTAAAAGTGGTAAAAGTGTTTGGATTGATAATACCCATCCAGATAGAAAGAGTAGAGAAGATTATATTAAAATTGCAAAAAAGAATGATTTACATGTAACTGTCTATATGATGGATATACCAGAACTGTTGAGTAAGCATTTGAATCATATGCGAGTGATGAAGAGCAGTGGTAAAGTAGATAAAATACCAGAAGTTGCATATAGAGTTTATAATAAGAGATATCAGGCACCAAATTTAGATGAAGGAATAGATAAGATTATTAATGTTCCTTTCAGCTATAAAGGTAAAAATGAATATTTTATGTATCATTATACATTTTAATTGTATTATAATTGCAATTATAAAAGATTATTTAGTTTTTTTAAGTCATGTTTTTCATATCAATTTATTATGGATATGAAAAGCTTATTTAGTTTTTTGGTCAAGCTTTTTCATAAAAAGCTTATTTAGTTTTTTGGTCAAGCTTTTTCATAAAAAGCTTATTTAGTTTTTTGGTCAAGCTTTTTCATAAAAAGCTTATTTTTATAAATTCAAATAAAATCTAACATTATTTAGTCCTCTTCTTCAACTTCCTCCTCGCTTGCTTCTTCTACTTCTTCAGCATCTGAATCCTCTTGTTCAACTGCATCTGAATCTTCTTGTTCTTCAACATCCGAATCCTCCTGTTCCTCATCTACTGCATCGCTAAATGCATATCCCGATGGAACACTGGAGTTTCTACGTTGAACAAGCAATTGAAGCACACGGAGACTAAGTCCGAATTTACCACTAATGCACCAAATCTTAGGCTGAAGAATAACCTTCACCATGCTATTCTTTGGTACAAGTTCTGCAAGTTCTTCAAAGTTTTCAAATTCAGTTGGAGTAGCAGATCCCTTTTCATATACAATAACATCAGGGGTATCATCAAGAACCTTCTGTTTATCATTTGGATCACGTGCCTTTTGAATCTTAGGTTGAAGTCTTACTGGATATCCAGAATCTTGACCCTTTACAACTGTTGTATAAAGAGCTTGTACAACTTCTTTTGATTTCTTACCTTTTCCAAAAATCGTTTCCTGAAATTCAACTCCTTTTTCTACTAAAAAATCATCCAGATTAGACCATTCACTAAACCATTGGTTAATGGTTTCGCTTTCTTCGCTACGATCATCAACTGATGGAGCTGAAATGTTAATAGACCATTCCTTAGATCCAGTACTCTTGGCTTCGAAATTTGTTACACCAAATGGTGCTCTAAGCCATGGAGACTCAATGTATACAGGGTCATCTTCTTTTAGAAGATATGTGATAAGTCTATTGTTTTTTTTTTGCGGTGTAGTCATTCTGTAATCACTTGCACTAAATTCGTTAACTCGGATAACTCCTCCGTTTCCTGTTTGGTTAGTTGATTGTGTTTGTTTAGACATGACGTTAGCTTTATTTGGTGTATTTGAAGAATTCATTTAGCTCAAAAGTTTTTTCAGTTTTTTTTATAATATATATATATTATTATATCTTTAAATATGTTAGGTATTAAATAATTGCATTAATAATGTATACAAAATGATTAAATTAATATTTATCTTATTATAAAAGATAACCTAAATATAATAAAATAATAAAAATATACAAAAAAATGAAAAAATAATATTTGAGAAAATTAACTATATATAATTATATAGAGAACTTTAAATGACAGAAATCAATATTGATCCATTAAAATGTATGTCGATTAAAAATAAAACATGTAAAACACAGTGTCCACATTTAAAAAAACTTGGTTCTGACTATTGTGGTATTCATGGACGATCTAAAAATGTATGTAGAATTAATACAATATTAACAAATAGTATAAATAGTACAAATGATGTAACCAATGGCATTAAAATTTTACATAAAAATATAAAAGTTATTGATACTAATAATGTAACCATCAAACGAGATGTTTTGCAAAAGAAAGTATATAATCTAATGGAAATATTTAATTGTAGTAATCTTAATGACCTTACAGTACCAAATTTACGACATACTATTAATACTTTAAACTCTACTGAAATGGAACCATTAATTGATAAAACTAAAAGAAGTATGTACAGTCACCTTTTCAAATATTATCAAAAAAGGGCATACTATGCAAAAAATATTGATAAAGTGGTTAAATCTCAAAGAATTATCAAAAATTATTTTAATAAACGAAGAAATAAATGCATTAACGACTACGATTTATATACTATTGAAGATAAACATGATATACCATTAAAATATTTTTTTGATATTATAGATCCCAATGGATACACATACTGCTTTGATATTAGAACATTTACTAATATTTTAGCAAGTCACAATCCAACTAACCCATATACACAATTTCCAATTACACAGGAAGCTATTGATAAATATGTTAATAAAATTAATTATCTTAAAAAGAGAGGTATAAATGTTGATTTTGAACAAGATAAAGTTACTGCTGACCAAGCATTTACTCATAGAATGATAGATATATTTCATAAATTTGACATGCTTGATAATTATACAGATCATAGATGGTTTGAAGATCTGAATATAAAACAGTTGAAGAGTCTATATAAAAAGGCAGAAGATGTTTGGAACTATAGGTCTCAATTAACACCTGAACAGAAAAGTAAAATTGTTATAGGTGGTTCTGCTTTTACAATTTCAATAGAGTATATTCATTATTTAAAAAATAATCAAAAAAGACAATTACAGAATATTATTTTGGATGAATTTGAAAGATTTGTAACTGAAGGCATAGATATTAATGAAAAAAAATTGGGAGCCATGTTAATGTTGACTGCACTGGTAGAGGTTTCTTTACCAGCAGCAAATGCTTTACCACATTTGATACAGTATATTGATTGATTTAGTTAAAAATTTGCGCCGGTTGTTTATTTTTACCAAGACCTAATGATTCAGCTATTTTTTGAAAATTTTTTATTTTAATGCTTTCATCATAATAATTATCTAAAATATCATTGTAATAATACAAACAATCTTTTATAATTTCTTGTCTCTCTTTCAATGTTTCTTGTTCATCATTTATAATTTTTAATAATGCAGTTACAACTCTTGTTCCATTTTTGTTTCCAAATAAGTTACCATTCATATTAATTAATGTATCAATAAGGTCTTTTTTTTTATTAGTTTCATCATTAAATTCTGGTAAAGCTTTACACTTTTTCTTTTTATTATTCTTAGAATTCTTTCCACTATTATTATTTTCATTACTACTGGTTGGGTTACTATTCATCTATATAAATAATATATATTTTATTTTTTAATTAGCATATTTTAATCCAGCCATACCATACTCAATTTCCAAAATATTGTAATTTGGTGCAAAGATGATTATCTCCGGATCTGTTAATCCTTCTATTATTTTAACATTTAATTGAACATTATCCAATCTACTAAAATTACAAGTCCCCGATGGCTGATGTTCTTCTGGATTTAGACCAAAAGAATAAACATAAATAAAATTATCTGGTATATTATGATGTCTTTTATAAGGTTGTACTTCTCTAAAATATTTAGCTTTTCTGGCAGGCCAGAATCTGTAATTGCCTTCAAAATATAAAATTGCTTCATCCATAGGATCTTCTTTTGGTAGATCTATATAATTAGGATGATTTGAGAAATTGAACCATTCATTACCACCACCTCCAACTTTTTTAATAAATTCACAATCTCTAATAACCCAAATCAACTCTTTGACAGGGTGATTGAAATTTAATTCAATAACATTATTAATTGATGTTAAATTAACAGATACTAAATTACTTTGCACCTGTTCTATCAAATATTGATGTTTATTATTAACAAACCACCTTCTCTCATTTTCTTCTAAATATATATAATCTACAAATACACTTGCACTAATAATACTAAAATGTTCTTTAGCTGTACAAGTTTTATCACATTGTTTACAATTTTGGAAACATTGTTCAATAGGTAAAAGATCTGCTGTACTTGAAATCCATAATTCTTCAAATTTTCTGAAAGTAAAGATCAATTTAACAGTATGATTTTGCAATGCAATAATAGGTAAAGAAAGTCCCACGTTTCTACAAAACCAGAATTTTAATGGTATTCGTAGATGTAATGCGCCTTGTTGCATAGTAACATTAAAATAATCATGTTTACCAATCATATCATAATATCCAAATCTTTTTTCTACAGGTAATGTTAATTCATCCCATATTTCCATCCAAACACCATATTGAGTATCTATGATATTACCACCGATTTCTATCTCTACTTTTTGTATTAAAGCATGTCCTATAGAATTAATCCAACTAATTGCAAAATCTGGATCATTATCAGGATTTAATGCAGGTAATTGTACATCCAAATATATTCTATTAATTAAATCACCATATTTACCTAAATTAACATAAGACTTACCACCATAAATAGGTTCACCTATCAATACTTCTTCAATATTTTCAATTGCAAAATTTGTATATCGTTTATAAACAGCTTGAAAATATGTTATTTGAGGATTACCAGTTAAATAATGATCTTGTTCACCATATGCACCTAATTGTAATTCAGCACCCGGCATAATACTATATAGTAAGGTAATATTATTTTTAAAAATATTATACTTAGTTTTGTTAAATATATAAAGTTTTTATATTATAATTATATATACATATGACCAGTTATCCAAAAAATGTACAGTTTACAAATTTAAAAATTAATTCTGATCAAGATCTATTTGAAATTAATCCGGCATTACCTGTTAATAATGATGATGATATTATGAATGCTTTATGTAATGAAAAATGTTTACCATCTCTTGATTTATTACCACCATGTAATAATATTTTAGCAGCATTAAAAGTAAATGGAAGTGTTGCAATATGTAAAGGTATCAATATTGGTAATACTGATGTTGAAATTAAAGGTACGATAAGATTTAATGGTAAAAATTTCGAAGGTTACACTTGTGATGGATGGGTACCATTAGATTGTTGTAAGTCAGATGATGATAATAATTGTAAAATTTATAATGTTGAGAGTAGATGGAATGAAGAAATATCAGTAGGTGATCTTGTAACATTTGATGCAAGTAAACCATTTTCAAATACAGTACACAAACTTTTATGTGATAAATGGGAATGGTCATCCAGAATAAGTAGTACGAATAATGATAAAAGTCCAAAAATAGTTTCAGATAAATGTGGAAAAGCATTTGTTGCAGGATGTACAGACTCAACAATTTTGCCTAAATTTTATAATTCAGATGAGACACCTGGTCCAAATAATTTTATGATGCAGAGTTTTTCAAATAAGTATATATTCGCTGGTAAAATTAATAGTCATGGATGTTGGGAATATGTTGTTGCAATAGATAGTAATGAAAATGATATAGATCCTGAAATTACAGTTGGGTGCTTAGGAAGTTTATATTTGACAGGACAACAAAGTGGAGATAATTCTCCTCTTATTTTTTATAATTATGATAGTTCTATAGGTTTAGAATTAAATGGTGTAAATCTTGATAGAACATTTATTAGTAAATTAAATGGTGCAGGCATTTGGTTATGGGCAACAGAGATTCAATTTTCGGATACAAATAATCCGCAACCAAAAATTTCTGTAGATATGTGTGACAATTTATATGTAGTTAGTGATGTAAATGAAAATGTAGTCGCAACTATTTATGATAGTGATCAAAATCCATATATTTTATCAACAAGTTCTCATAAACAGGTTTTAATTACACTTTATTCTGGCGATGGTTCTGTCAACTGGATTACAAGAGTTAATGGATCTTTTGATCAAAAAAATAGTAATATAATGACAGATGGAGCCGGTAATTCTTATGTTAGTGGAATAGGTAATCAACCTATTTATTATAATAAAGATGATCAAATAGACCAAACTGGGGTTTTAGAAACGTTAGAACAATTATGGATAGGTAAGCTATGTTTTACAGGAAGTTGGGAATGGAATACAAGAATAACCAATATAGATGGAAATTCAGATGGTGCTATTATGACAAATGATGTGGATTGTAATTTATACCTTGGTTTTATTTCTAATGAAACAGTAGTACCTGAATTTTACAATTCTGATAATAGTTTAGCAATTACAGGTAATAATAAAAATAGTATTTATATTAGTAAAATAAGTAATAATGGTATGTGGTATTGGGCAACAAGTATTGTATTAACTACACTGACAGGTGAAAAAAATATTACAAGTATAGATGTTGATGGGAATGGTTTTATTTATGTAAGTGGTGATGCAATTGGTGATTTAGAATTTTATAATATTGATGGTACACTTGGTGAAAGTTTAATTAATATAGGTAATAAAAAATATGTTTGGTTAGGTAAATTGAATGCATATGGATGTTGGGATTGGGTGATACAAGTTTATGGTGAAAATAATAATTTTTGCCCATCTGTATCTGTAGATAGTAGTGGTAATGTATTTTTAGCAGGTGAAAGTGATTCAACAAATGATAATATTATTTATTTAGATCCGCCAGATAATATGATAGGTATTGAAGGAAAAGGTAGTACAACTGGTGAGATATTTGTTAGTAAGATAGTAAACGAGGCACAAAGTGCTAAAATGATAGGTGTTGTAAAGGAAATATTGAATAATAATCAAGTATGTGTTCAATTTAATGGTGAGATTACATTTGATGATAAAACATTTATTCCTGGGATGTCATATTATTATGATTGTGATACAGAATCAATTGTCAATTATTGTTATAAAAATTTGAGATTGTTAAGAAATGTGGGAATAGCATGTGATAGCAATAGTTTATTGTGGAATCCAACAGGTAAATTTTGTGTTGCTAAAGAAAAAGATTGTAATAAAGTTGTTACAAATAATGAAATATCTGGACAAACAATTACTGGAGTTTTTACTTACACTACTAATCCAGGTTATAATCCTAACCCAACAACAACTTATAAAGCAACTAGA